TTCTCGAGCATAATTACTTGGGTTGAGGATCAATTCGAATGTCTGATTTTTTATGACGGACATGTTCACCTGACCAGATGGCATGACGGATTCGGGGTCGATGCTAAATGAATACATGTAAAAGGGCCGGCTTGGTACCCGGGTATGAAACTCGAGAGGCTGGAGGACCCTGAGGTAAAGGGCCGAACCAATTTCTACAGGAATTCTATCAACTCCATTGAATTTCAAATTCAAATTGACAAGCTGTTCGGTCGTCCCATCCGTCGTGTAATCATACCCGGTTGCTGATGTATTCTGAATTATGACATAGAGTTCTTTGACTGGGTTTACGAATGCGGTCTGACACCTGACGTGATTGCACCCACTGGGGGCAACGTACTCAACTCGCTGGACCTGTTCGTACAACTGTACTCCTCGGTCTAACGGAACTGATAGGTAAATATATTCAACGAGTAGAGATATATCGACCGGCAGGATGTAAGGTATCGAACTCTGGATGAATTCAGTAGATGTATTGAGCACTAATTTCATAAACAAATTGTCGGGCTCAAGACCCTTGTTGAGACATGTGAATGGAAGGGGGACTGTATAAGTTCCTGGACTTGGAAGAGGGCCGGATAGTGCGGGATAGATTTTACCTATGAGACCACGTAGGGTCGCCTGTTTTCCCTGGGGCACCGTCAAGTCATTGATCATCTCAATGTATTCACCGTGAAGGCGTTCGATAAGCTGATTTCCGTAGTACAACTCTACGTGATCTATCATCAGGGTTCCTATCGAATCCAGAATAGCATCAGTAATTGTATTTGGTAAATTGACTTTCAAATATATGGCCGAAACGAGATCTCCTCTTTTTTGAATTTTGATAGAGTGTTCGCCACCGAAAAGTACATTGGTGTCGAACGTGAGGCGGTCCAGGCGCTTCGCATATGGAATTTTAGCCGAATACTTTTCAATAAAATATGTAACCTCTGGATTGCCAACTAGGATGACATCATCCTGGCCGAGAAAAGCCAGGCTGGCTCTACCGGCCATTACTAATAGAAACGGTTAAAAGAAATTGAAGAGGATCCCCGCGAGGCCATTCTCTACCCTCATTATATTATAGCTGAGTGCATAGACCCTGAGCTGTCGCGGTACAGGAGAAGACAGTGTGTTCACCTCGAGCAGTTTTTGATTAATTCTGCTGAAGTTCACCTGACCGTTAGGTCTCGGATCATTGGGATCCTGTGAGAAGGAATACATGAAGAAATTGCGGTCCGGATCATGAACGTGGTGGTTATAGGGCTCTATGGTCCCGAGATAGAGCGCGTCGGTGTCTCGACGACTGAAAAATTCCTGACCGTTGAAAGACAATGTCATAGACAATAGACCATTCTGTGTAAAGTCATAGGGTGCGTTACCATTTGCCTGAATTACGAAAAACAATTCACGGACCGGATTTATAAATGGAAGATTGAAAACCCCCGATGTAAAACCTGCTTCAAGTGTATAAGTTGATACCTGGGTCTGTGTAATTACATAATCTAATTTAGTTTTTTTCATCCAGTTAATTTCATTTTCTGAAAGATACCCATACTCGACGATGACTGTGGCGTCGAGTGGCTGGGTAACTAGACTGCCAAAATTTTGGGAAAGGGCGGCAATATTCGAATATGGCGTAAGATCTGTGAATTCTTTAAAAGTCACGTACAGTTCCACATCATGTCGGTCGAGTGCCGCAATTGGAATACTTAATTCAGGGTTTCCATAGAAATAGAATGGAAGATTTGTGTAATAGGTCCGACCAGGGTCATTCACGTTTGACGTGTCGAGCTTACCCGTGAGGAGCGTTAGACCTGGTTGATTTTCGTATGGGATATTGAGGTCGTTCCATAGCTCTATCATCTCACCGGTCAGTGACTGGATAAGCTGGTTCCCTATGCGAAGCTCGGCTTTCTGGATCATATAAGTTCCCACGGAATCGTAATAGTTGAAGGCTGTCTCTTGAATGTTGCTTGCGTACGGCACTACTGACATGTACGTGTTAGAGTAAATACCGGTAGAGGACCCGGAAGAAGTGATTGAGATGTTCCATTGGGAGGTTGTTGTAGACACGTACAGAGGGACGGAAAATGTGTAAGGCGGCAAGAGACCCACACCGATCGGGTAATTCTGATTTCCAAATGAAATTGAGGTGAGGGCTTCGTCAGTACACACGACGGCTGTCATCATGTACACACCGACATTAGAGAAGGTCATACCAGTTCCAACCTGATTTATTGATGTGGAAACACCGGTCGAATTGAAATCAGACCCAAGATTGAGAGTGTATGTATTGACACCGGAGGGCGTCGGGAGGGTCGTACCGGACTTGGGGGTGAAGAATAGCCCGTTTTCCGGGAATGACGCGCTCGGCCCTGCACTTTGGGGGGAACTACATTGTACAAATGATATGTGCGAAGCGTTCGACCCGAGCAATGTCGCACTCGAGGAACTTGTAGTTATTTCTATATAATAATTTGTGGTGATATCAGTGACGTTAATTGGTAAAACGAAATCGTATGTAGGGTTGCGACCCTGATCTGTTGTGTACTTGTATATATACGTGCTACCAGTCTTGATTGCAACCTGACGAACGTACACATCATTGTCCACCGTCAAAAAACACGACGCGGTATAGGTTCCCTGATTAAAGAAGGTGAATGTGTTATTGGATGCAAGTGCCAATATATCGGAATAAACGTACGAATTCTCGTTGAACAGGGTAAGCGGTAAAGTGAAGGTTGATGTCGGTGAAGTGTAATTATTGACGAGGTTATAAAAGACATCAAGAGGTCCGACTGAAACGTATGTTGGTGGTAAAATTAGACTTGCTTCAGCGAATGTACCATTTATATCCATGTAAGCATATGTTCCAGCTACGTTTATAGTAATAGGAAGCATAAAAGGCATTGTAGGTCCGGACGAAACACGCCACGTATGTGTATAAGAATACACTACAGATGCTGATGCCGGCCGCCCGTCTGTATCAGTGGTGCCGTATGATATGGAATAAACAGGACTATCTGAATTAATAGAACCTCTTATGAGATAATTACCAGGGGTATCAAAACGAATACTACCCCTTGGTGTCTTGACGGCGTAGGGTGAAAGGCCGAATGACGTGAAATTTTGAGACGCGGCGTTCATGAAATATGTAGATGCTCCTGTGTATATAGCGGGAGAGGTCCACGGGGGCTGGGAAGTGTTCAGAGCCAGATAGTAGCCGCCACGGATATTGTCGACCGCACTCGCCTCACCTCGGACCCATCCGGATTGTTCTGTCGTAAAGTCCGCCAAGTATCCATGGACGGTCAAATCATAAATTAAATTGCCATTTGAAGGATTAATTGAGGTGGATGTTTTAGGGTCAAGTCCCCAAAACACCCCCGAGGGTTGTGTTGGGTCAATAAACACAGGGACTTCTACGGTTGTACAGTTTTTGAAAAAGAATTTGTAAGTTGTTGCGTCATAATCAACATAATTGGAAATTGAACCGACGATCCAATTTCCTTTTGTATTTTGAGAAGCGGTGTAAAAAGAAACGCCGAGAGATACAGATACAGTCGTAACCCCATCAACTATAAAGTAAGGCATGAAAGTCTCACTGGCTGGGGTTGGATAACTCCATGAATTTGGTGCAGAGTATGGAAGTCCTGGTAATTTTGTTTTAAGTGTCAGGCCTCTTATAATGTCTCCTTTGAATGGGATTTTACATACGTGTTCAGACCCGAACAGAAGTTTGTCGCCCAGAAAGGGGATGTCGTAAGCCTCGAGCACGAATGGTGTGTGACGATAATAAACTCCTGAAAAGTAAGTCTTGTTTGGGCTCCCTGTGAGGTACGCATCCTGCTGACCAATTGCAGCCAGTTGGATGTAGCCAGCTGACATTCTGAAATTAGTCAACACTTTAATGCGCCTCAATTTCATTCAAAAAAGACGAATGACTAGTAGGTATGGCTCTTCAACTGAAAAAATTTGATCCATCCACCATGGCTGATGACAAGGTGTGCATTTTTATTGGCAAGCGTGGTACAGGAAAATCTACCCTGGTGACTGATATCCTCTGGCACAAGCGCCATCTCCCAGCGGGGATCGCCATGTCTGGTACTGAGGAGGGTAACGGTTACTACAAGCAATTTATTCCCGACATTTTCGTCTACGGTGAGTACAATAAAGACGCTATTGAAAAACTCATAGAACGTCAAAAGAAGCTCCTGGCTGCCGGGAGAGCCAGCCCCGTCTTTCTCCTTATGGACGACTGCATGTATGACAGAGCCTTTATGCGTGACACATGCGTCAGGCAACTTTTTATGAACGGACGCCACTGGAAGATATTCTTCATGATGACGGCTCAGTATGTCATGGACATGACGCCTATGATCCGGACGAACGTTGATTACGTATTCGCACTGCGAGATAACGTTCGTCAGAACCGTGAGAACCTGTACAAGGCATTTTTCGGAGTTTTCCCGACGTTCGATATGTTTAGTCAGGTTATGGACAGTTGCACTGAGAATTACGAATGTATGGTACTTGATAATACATCAAAGAGTAATAAGATTACTGACTGTGTGTTCTGGTACAAGTCTCCAATTCGCAAAAATTTCAAGGTGGGTGGACCTGCGTTATGGCAATATCATCAGCGATATTATAACCCTCGTCATATTACACAGCCAGCTCAGCAGACCCCCGCACGCGGCCGGGGCTCTCAATTTGTTCAGGTAAAGAAAACAAAGTGAGTGCGTGCCAGACGGGGATCAAAAAAACTGGTCCATTTTAAATGCAGAGTTATGATCCATCTAGTGGGCTCGATTTTATAAATGAAATTCCAGAAACAAGTGAAACTGAAAAAAGGAGCGGACCCCCAACGGGTCTCCTTCCCAACCCGCCGCCCGAAGAGCTTAAAAAAAACCTAGGCTCATCTCAAATGGCAGAATTTTCAACTGCAATTGAGGAAGTTATGCCAGGACCAGGTCAGATGATGCAGGACGAGATGATGGGCCCGTCCATGCCCGTTTCAGGCAACCGCAAGACGGCCCGCAAGTCCGAGAGCAAGGGGGCGTCCAAGAACCCTTTTGGTCTTACCGATGAGCAGTACTATGCAGTTCTCGCAGGTGTTGCTGCCGTCGTCGCCTTTTCCAAGCCTGTCCAGGGGAAACTGAGCTCAATGGTGCCCAAGTTCACAGGCGACGGCGGTGACCTGTCCCTGACTGGTATGATCGTGTCCGCACTGGTGGCTGCCGTCGTGTTCTACTTTGCCCGTCAGTTTCTGGTGGACCGTTAAGTGTGGACAGTCTGGCCACAGTATGGTTTCTGATCAGCAGGACTATAAACTCCAAGGGTCTGACAAATAGCCTTTAAATCTCTAAAATTTTCCCAAAATTTACTCGAGTGGTCATACTCTTCGACCGACATGTGCGCAAGCTCATGAATGACTACATACATTGCAGAGTTTACATCGTCTCCATCCAGACAGATGTAAATTTCATACCCTTTATTCACATTTGATCCAGCCCCATCCACCTCATGGGTTGTGCCTGTAAATATCGAATTTGAATTCTTAATTCGTTTCCAGCGTTCATCAGCGGGTAGACCAGTCTTGATTACTTCACTGCGCCGCTTAATATCTGTCAGCATTTTGGGTTCCTCGAGTGACCTGATGGCTAGCACGAGCAAAAACAGAAGAACCGCGAGGGTGACTACGGTCTTCATCTAATCTTAGTAAAGACAAATTTTGAATACATATCAGAAATGAGACCGTTTGGTTTGTCGAGCATAGGCAGCCACATTGACATATGAAATCCCTCTGCATCTAGAGCCTTGATCAGTTTCTGTACGTCCACAAGTGGCTCGGGTCTCGCCCCTGCTGCGTAGAAGGGGCCGTCTGTGAGACGGACCCATAGCTTCCCATCTCTCAGTTCAATTGAGTTTCCTAATTTGTCTACAAATTTAGAAGAGTTTCCTAGCATTGCACGGATCCGAGTTTCATCCGGTACTGTGCCTATGAGGCGGCCTCCAACTTCTAAGGACTTTTCAATCGCCTTAATTGAGAAATCAAATACGTGTTCATTTTCAAAAATGTATTGGAGTGCAAAATTGTAACAGACGACGTCCCAAGGACCACTATGGTGAACGGCATCGCGAATGTCACCCTTGGGTAGGAACCACACCCCGAAATTCATTTCATGGGCACGGTTCTGGGCCTCTTGGAGGCTTTCTTCATCAGGATCAATCATGAAAAGATTGATGTTCATTCCTCGCCACTTGGCAAGGTCCCCGCCACGGCCGCATCCACAGTCCAGGACCTGGGAACCCTTGGGGACCCACTTATTAATGAGCTCCCTCTTTGCCAAATTATGCGTTTTTCTGAGTTGTTCCATTTTGTTACTTAAAAGATAAGAGAGCAATATCCTTAAATGGGTTCTCTCGAGCAAGACTACCTGACTGTTCCAGGCCAACTGTTCGCTTGCCTGTCTTTTGTTGGGCCAGATATGCCCCAGAAGAATGAGCAGCTGGGTATGAAGATCCGCGGGTGCTTTGCGAGCCGCGACGATGCAGCCAACCACGCCAAGCGCCTGCAGAAGGAGGACGCTCTGGTCGACATCTACGTGGTGGATATGTACAAGTGGCTACTGATCCCACCCCAGCGTGACCAGATTGACGACGTGCACTACCAGAACGATAAGCTCGAGGAGATCATGACAAAGTACAAGCAGAACCAGACGTCGGCTGCCGCAATGTTCGAGAAGCGCAAGCGGGACATGATGGCCAAGCCAGCTGATGGCGATTTCCCTTATATCGACCCAGCCGACGAGAACTCCAAGTTCTATACCAAGGCGGACGTGCCACCAATTCCTCACCCAGCAGACATCATCGAGGAGCTCAAGAAGGAGTTCCCAGACGCTCCAATTGAGGAGCTAGTGAAGATGGCTGACGAGCGTGTCGCCGTCGAGATCGAGCGCCGTCGCGTCGAGGCCGAGGCTGCCATCGAGGCTGCAGCAAAGCTTGAGCCGGTCGCCGAGGCTGATGAGGCTGAGCATTAAATTTCGTAATATAAAATAGGAATGTTATTCGTCTTGATAGGTCTGGTCATTGTTGGTTTTCTTCTGTGGCTAGCTTATTCGAGACTACGAACGACTACTGGAGGGGAGCCATCTTCAGACAGTCAATATCAAGTTTTCAGGGATATGGAGCCCGTGAGCCAAATCCGTGAAAACCCATGGGTGGGCTTTATTCAAGAGGATGTATCGAAAACTGGTCCGATTGGAAATTTCAGTGGAAGCGTTTCAAGTTCGGGGAAGGTCCCACTTTACATGATTACGGCTTAATAACTACAGGGCGCATATTTACAAGGAATGCACCGATAATAATACCAATGACGACGAGTGCCATGGGGTTCATTTTAAGTTGCTCGAAGATATCAGGCGCTGGGCGCTGCTGCTGAATAAATACAGGCTGCTGGGGGGGAGGCTGGGAAGGCCAAGCGTCCTCCTCATTTTCTTGAGACGGGTCGCTTTTTGACAGGAACGGGGGGCGGTCCATCACTATCATCACTGTCACTCTCGCTTTTATCTGCTATAACAAATCCATCTAAATTTCCATCATCGTCGGCATCATCTTCACTCGAAAACTCGGAGTCCTCGTATTCTACTCCACTCTCATTGATACTGGATTCGTCGCTGTCGTAATCCTCTGCCGCGTAATCGTCCTCCACCTGCTCGACTGGCTCGTAGCGATCCGGTTTCTTCACCGTGCGACCTGAACGCGTAACTACGTTACTGACCGTGACTTCTGATGGTGCTTGGGATAAAGGCTGGGCCATTTTCTGGATAGTCTACGATCGTCTCGTTTAAGTACTTTGGAAAGAACTGAAGTCCTTTTGAAATTGCAATTTGATTTATCATAAACTCTCCTTCGTATCCGAGGCGTCCAGCGATGTCATTGAGTTTTTCCTGATGCTGAGCATCATCGGCCCGTCTGATGCCCAATGACAGGTCTCTGATGTTCTCAAGCGATGCGTACAGGTAGTCTGCAGCCTTTTCAATATCACTATTTATATCTATCTCAAAGCGTTTGATATTGGCTAGGAAGCGTTTCCAGCTTTCTGGATCAAGGCCTGAATATGGATGCACCTCTTTCTCGTACTTCTGGAACCGAACGCCTGACCCCCTCGGGAAAAAGGTCCAAACCAGAACAGCGAGGAGGACTACCCACAATAACAATTCCATCTACTATACTCATAGGAAGAATATGCTCCTCTCCAGCGAAGTCCTTGCACTCTTCATTGAAGCACTTCTGATGGATCCTGTCACCGTTAATCATAAACCAGACGTGATTTGATTTGTGCTCGTCCCTGATTTTTTCACAGTACTTGGAATCGGTCTGGATCCACCAGACATTTCTAGTCTCATTGTCGAACCTCTGGATTTTCCTGACCCGGGTACGTCTCTGGCCTGGCATATCTCGCTGAATAAACTCTTCGATAGGTTCACTGTTTAGCGTTTCTTCACCAAATGTATGTCTGTTTACCTCTTCACCTGGGCACCTTATACAGAACATGGCGAGCAGCTCGACACTAGGCTCTTTGGGAAAGTCTTTCATGGACACAATCTCCTTCCAAGGAACGTAGGGATCACCTGAGGGCTTCTTGTGCGACCATATCATACGAAGTCCCGACCCGCCATAGACACTGGCATCTATAATCTTTGCCCAATCGTGACCCTCAGGTAAATCTGCCAACAGAATTCTAGTCCTAAGAACAGTCGCCTGTTGACGGTTCACCATGAGGTCCGGCCAGTGCATATGGACACCTGACTTTATTCCCTCCTTGACAGGTCTCGCAACGGCTCGAGCCACGCAACATCTTCCCGGACTATCTATAGCTTCATGAATTATATGAGATATTTGCAAAAGGAATTCATCAGTCATTTTCTCATTCGCTTTGTAATCAATATCCACAAAGAACTTGAAGACATCAGTTTTCTGCTCGACGACGTAAAGTTTATGTCCCGATTTAATTTCCGAAATATAGTCCGTATAAAATTTCAATACGTCGTCCTCATCAACGGAGAGGATACCACCGTCCATGAGCACATGGGTACCAGGTGCCTTTGGCACCAACCAGTCTCTTATCATTAAGATCATATAGTTTTAAATCCTTATAAGGAATTTCGAGCGGTCAGGTGTAGACCACCAAATTCGTAGTCCGTACGAACAAATTATTTTCAAAAATTGGTCATCCCATGGTATATTTTCACACATGACCCATCCACGGGGACCATCAAATAAACCTGTAAAAGGCCTGTACTCTTTCACGATTGGTTCGTAGCTCACGGCGAAACAGATATTAGGTAAAATCGCGGAAATCATATAATCGATCATAAGTTCTATTTTTGTATCAACCTTTGCGTGCATTCCAATGAAATGCGTCACAAGAAAATTTTCATAAGGTGCGTACTCCCACGTTGGTTGAAGTTTTACGAATTTGGTCAGACCGTAATCAACTATATTACGCGTGCAAAAGTATGAGTTCATAACCATTTGTTCATGATCATAAAATTTGCTATTGCGAAGTTCGTAACAATTATCTAAATGTTCTTTCATTTTCTTCGAAGGTACAAATCCAAACTGACCTACATTAAAAGGCCATATTTCATTCTTTTTCAAATTTTCTAAAGTTGTGGAGCTGTGTGGTGCCATTTTAGATGAATGCCATTCATTTGTGTGTCCGTCAAAATCACCTGACGAAGCTACGTACAAAACGTTTGGCTTTTCGATGACGTCAAATAGGGGGTTGAGGTCGCCACTGACTACTATATCATTATCAAGGTAAAGTACCTTGTCATAGTCGGACAGGTTCGTAAGTGACATAATATGCAATTTGTCATATGGCTCATAAGTGACCGGTGGTTGTGTTACCAGGTATAATTTGATTTCTAAATTAGAAATATTTGGCCAAGCATGTGTATCACATATAATCATCATATCGATGTTATCATTTTCGTGATGACACCTGATACTGTTTATACACATGCGTAGCATATTAGCGTACTCAATCTTGGCACCCCATATCTGAAAATAAATCAGTTTTTTAGGAGCCATTAATTTGATTTCTTAATTAGTCTTTAATATTTATTAGTCATCATCACTGTCGAGGTGGCAACGTTCCCAAATTGTCTTAATCTTTATAATGTTGGCTGGCATGTCGGCCACCTTTTCGTCCTCGAGTTTCTCTATTTCGTAACAGAGACGCTGGAGGTTGAAATCCTTCGCGAGTTGCTCTGGGTCTGATCCGTCCCCACGAAGACTGGCAAGTTTGCGGGCGTACCAGATCTTGGGTGGCGTCATCCTGTATTTATGTGCGTAGAAAAAACGGAGTGCGTTGCGACGAGTTAAGAGCCTGGTGAAAATCCGGGTTTCTGATGACGTGAGCCCTGATCATCGGCCAAAGGTTCCTTCGCGACGAAATACCCTCTAGGGTATCAAATTGGCAATCGTCATTTTCGTCATAATTTTTACGAAAAGCCATTTGATTAGTTTCCATTTTTTCCTTTTCATCCTTGAAACGTTTAACAATGTTCTTTTGTTCTAACGGATTTAAAGGAACTTCAAAAATATATGCATGATATGTATTTAGTACTTCAACACCATCCTCGATGTCTCGAGGTTCCGGTGTGTTGGTCGAAAACTTGAAGTAGGTATATGTTCCCCGCTTCAGGTTGATCGTACCGCGTGTTTCTTCTTCGAGTTCACGGACCGCACATCGAAGTGGGTTGTAGATCTCTCGTCGGCGACACCCGCCTGTAACAAAAGTCCATTCCTTATATCTTCGGTCATGGACGACCAAAAAATAAGGAACTCCTTCAACGTACGTCATCGGTATCGCCACTGCTTTGTGCCTTTCTCTGGTCATCTACTAAGTCCGGTCCAAAAAAATCGTGGAGACGGCCCGCGCGTTTATCATAAGTTATAAGGAATATAAGGCCAAAAAGCAAAAGCCATACCCAAAGAGGCATTTTAATTTTGTATTAGAATTTAGTTTGCGTACAGCACTGCACCCACACCGTTCTGGATGCGGAGCACGTTATAGTTCACGGCGTAGAGGTATGGGTTGCTGACGGCCGAGTTGGTCAGGGCCTTCAGACCGTTGGTCAGGGTCACTGGCACGACCAGGCGGTACGTGTCAATGCGGGAGAAGTTCAGGGTGCCGGTGGGCTGGAGCTTGGAGGTGTCGAGGGCATAGCTGATAACAGCCACGTTGGCGGACTGGGCACCGTGCTGGTAGCCGAATGGAGTGGTATAGTACTGAGCAATGTCAGTGAATGCTGGCAGGTGGCGGAACTCGCCGATATCCGACCCGTTGATCTGAACCTTCAGCTGGTAATCCTTCACGTTGGTGCCGCTGCCGTCAGTGCCGTAAGCGGCGCCGTAGTTTGCAGATGGCCAGGCAATGTACTTCACTGGGTGAGCCAGTGCCAGCTCCTGCATTGAGGAACCACTGATCGGGATGCGCTGGACCTGGGTGATCAGCATGTCGTGTGCGTTCTCGGCGAAGAACTTGCGCTCGGTCTGATCCAGGTAGACGAAGTTGGCCCAGGCCAAAAACTGAAGGCCCGAGTTCAGGACGCCACTGGCAATAGAGGTGCCGCCGCTCTTGGCTGCCGAACCGAGGGCCGATGACCACGTGATACGCAGCTCCACGTCATGGTACTGCAGAGCCACAAGGGGAATGGAGCTCGAATAGTCCTTGCAGAAGAAGAACTTCAGGGGCAGGAAAGATGCCGACTGGCTGGTTGGGGTGTACCGACCAGAGGTGGCGTTATTCAGGTAACGCTGGGAAAAGGTCTGCGCACCAACCACTGGCTCGACATCAGTCATGAACTCGAAATCCTGGGTGTCAATAACCTGACCACCGATCATCAGTTCGATCTTGTCAATGACGGTTGACCAGTCCAGGTTGTTCACCTGAGCACCAGTCGTGTCACGTGCAGTAAAGTACATGTAGTTTACCAGGTCACCCTTCTTCTCGATGCGGATGGTGGAGATGCCGCCTGCGCTGGGGGTTCCCTGGATCACCTGACGCTCAACGGTATTAGCGTAGTGGGTATACTTGCGGTACACCGACCGGAAGAGAGAGACTTGAGGATTGCCTGTCAGCCAAGCATCCTGAGCACCTGTCGCAACGAGCTGAACTTGGCCACCGCTCATTTACTTTTGACTTATATTTTTTTCCATTGGTTCACACCACAGAAAGGGGTGGCTGTGAAATCTCATTTTTATCCAGCTGCCGAATTGCGATATCCAGGCTGCATGGATCTGCGAGCTGATTTAATCTTCCCTTCTTCTCGTTAAATTTATTGTATTCGGGCTGAGTATAATTCTGGAAGCGGCTGCCGTTCATGGCACCCACCGGTACGGGGACGCTCTCGGGGCGAACGTTGGTCATCGCACCAAGTGCACCGAGTGGGTCGAGACGGACGTTCATTCCACCTGCATTACCGGCGCGTTCGGGGTTGACACGGTTTTCGGTCGAACGGGGCAGAGACTTGTCGGTGTAAGCACTCGAGCCGCTTGCGTAGGGCTGGGCGACATTGTACTGTGCAGGGCCGAACTCGAGCGTGTCCGTCCGCTGGCCAGTTTCCTGACGAATAGTTGTACGTCTGGTCTTGATGTGATCCGGGTGACCCTCGAATGCGGTAAGAGCACCACCCTGGCCCTGACCACGGCTCTGCACAGGTGCGCGCCGCCAGGCCTTGGTGTCCTTTGCTTGGTGGGTCACCTCGCCCATCACAGTCAAGCCATTCTTCACAAAGGCATCTGAAGGACCCTTGCCACCTGGAAGGGTCGTGAGGCGCTCCTCGTTGATGTTATTAGGCAGGACACGGAAAAACTGCTGGAAACCACCAGTCGCTGGAACTGACGGGTCGACACCGAGGCCTGGACCCACGTTCATACGCTCGACTGGTGGGAGGTTATTCATCTTGTTAGTAATGTTCTGACGGTTGGCAAGGTCATAGACGGGCTGACCAAATGGAAAACGGTTAGCCTCCTTGGAGATGTCTCCAAAAGCCTTGACCTCCTGTTTGGGCTGAAGGCGCCAATCGCCAACACGGCGGCCAAAATCGACACCTGGATTTCTCATGTCAAAGAAATCCTTGGAGTGATCACGGGCATTTGCCATAAGGTCAATATCAAGACGGGTAATTGGGGGGAGGGGACGACGGGGTTCAGTGGTTGCCGATGTGTCATTCTTATCACTGAGTGTCTTACCGGCAAACACGAGACCAACTACTGCTGCAAGGGCCAGAGGGTCCATATTATTATATGTACTATATTTTTACTTTGTCAGATACCGTTGGGAAAAGCGAGTGTTCTGGTCATCAGCGTACGTGCTGACTGGATCAAAATCAACTACACGAAGTGGCAAAGTGACGTAGTTATTTGGGAAATCGTAGCTCCGCTCTGACCAGCCCTTCTTCCATGCAAGGGTGTCGTGGGACCGAAGGAGCGACTCGGTATCGGCCAGGTCCGCCATCACGACGGTGGCGGGGCCCATCCACACACCGGGCTGGAGCACATTGGTGCTCGAATTTAAATAGTTCGGCATCTTACTAGTACCTGCGAAAAAAGCTTAATGAGCATTGCCTGCACGCATCTGAGTTCTCTCGGGAAAATGGAACCGGCTGCTATCTATGTCGCAACTGGCCCCTCCCTGATCCTTACACATCGGGGCGAACTTCTTGCCGAAAGACGCCTCGGCGAAAGCCGTCTGATCATTTGGGATGGTTGTGCTGGGCATCGTGTAGAAATTGCGCTCTGCGTCGCGGACGCGCTCGAACGGGTGGATAGTAGACCACTCGGTGGCAACCTCACGGCGGACGCTGGGGTACCATGCGGCGCTGGGGCGATCGGGCTGGTCAGTGTAATCAGTCAAAAGAACATTTCCCATGGGATTATCGAATGTAGGCATGCTCACCTGGGTGCGCGTCAGACCCGCGAGCCGACCCTCGGCATACGTCGGTCTGACCTTGCCGTCTGGGATCATGTTAGACGTTAGCATATAGTACAGAATTGCGAGGACGAGGAGAGCAAGAGCAAACACACGTGGGTCTTTATTTATGAGGTATATGACGACACTTGCGTACAGTACGAAACGAGTAGTGGCTGCCGCACGGTCCTTGGCGGACTGTGAGGCGGTTGGCCAAAAGTCTAGTAGCTTGTCGCTCTGAAAAATGTCTTTTGGATCCATATTAGTAATTACAGAGACTTATTTTGGGCCATCAATTTGCTGATCATGTCATTCATGCTGGACATTAGGTTTTCCTGTGTAATCTCCCCCTTGTCCTGAATGTTCTTTGCGCACTCCTCGGCAGTGCTCTCAATCATACTCAGCATCTGGGGTGGCAGCATGCTCATAGTCATGGCGAGCATGTACAGGTTTCCGTAATAAGACCAGATGGCGCCACGCGTCTGCTCGCTCATGTCTGGGCTCTCCCAGATGTCACACAGACCAATCTCATCTGCAAACTTGTTCTTCTTGGAAAAAAATGCAGAGTTGCGTGCGTTCATGTGATTTACACGTGGGGACGTGTACTTCATGAACCGGTCAATAGTAGTACTGGTAAAACCCTTCTCCTTCGCGGCGGTAATAGCCTGGTTATCGGGGAACGCCTCTAAGAGCTCACCGAGGAACTGACTGTACATCTGTCCAAAGGCGTTTGCTGACGCCATTTAATTTTAATAAGCTTAAATCTTTAATATGGTTCGCTTGTCATTGCTGGACCCTGACCACATCCCTGTTGAACAATAAAGAAGACCAGAAGTGCCACAAGAAATGCCGGCTTGATATATTCAGAATTCTTCATCTTATCTTCACCGTTCATTTTGCCCTTGGCGTATATGTACCCGGCTGTTACTGCCGCTGCAATTACGGCGGCTGACATGGGCTCACGAAAGTATCGGTCCATTAATTTAGTACTTGAATTTTTTATCAATTTTCTCTCGCATCGTCAAACAGGCTCTCGCCATTCGTACCCACCTTGTTCACTGCTGGAGGGTTGAGAGATGGCGTCACGTTGAAAACCTGGGACCCGCCTGGTGTCTCGCCCACCGGCTGCGTCGAATTTTGCACCTCTGCCGGTGGTACAGTCGATGTTGGCATGTCGTCCAGGTTTGGCTGCTCCTCTGGCATTTCGGGCAACTCCTCTGCTGGCGGCTCATCTTCACCAGCCTCTTCATCTTCAAATTCAGCTGCGTCATGCTTGAGGTCGCCTACAATCTCGTCCCATGGTATAAGCTGATCTATGACTGTGTGAATTTTGCAAGTGAAGCGTTCAGTCAGCTCCTTCTTGCGTTCATCATCTGATTTGCTTTCACAAATAACGAGCGGACGGTAATACAGGTCCTCACCGCACGTCTCGTAGCACCGCTGGACGAACACGTCATTGGCTGGCAACTTGATTGCAATCTTTTTAGGCTTTTTGTCCATGCGAATACCGTTCATGAGGATCTTGACGTGGCAGATGAAAACGGCAGCCAGTAAATTTGGGAATATCGGATTTGAATTCTTAATTGCGTCTGCATGCTTCAGACTGATTGACCCGTTCCAGGTTTTGATGGCCCGCAGGAGTTCCTGGAAGACTAGGGTGCTGTTACGGCCCTTGCTCTCCTTTTTGGCCTCGAGCCAAATTTCCCAAAACGCATCAATCATGGCCGGGATCATGCAGTCGCAAAGTTTCTGTGTAAATCGGCGCTCTGAGGTGGCGAGGTGCTCCATCCTTACTATTAGTCTGGAAATTGATGGCGCTGCACCGGCGCATTCTACTTCTTGGAATATTTCTGAGCAGTTTTCTTCAAATTAATTAAACTTGGGAATTCTATTTCTGGCTCGATCGTCTCTGGATCCTGCACCTTTTTCCCCCATGTTATGTTCATTTCGTACGGCCCCAATTGTTCTATACGGTACCCCAACCTTACCAATTGCCTGTGTAAATATACCGACGCCTTTGCTAGGTCATAACGCGGATACCCGATGATGAGTGGAGGTACGGTCACCTGAGCTGTTTTCAGACCCAAATCAAAATTAGCCTTGACTTTACGCAAAAATTGTTCAAGGATAACTTTGTACGTCTCTTTTTTGTAATTCTGGCGTTGACGGTCCTTTTCTGCCAATTCCTTGGCTGTCAACATCTACTCTTTATTCACGTTTTGAATATCAGCCTTGGCCGCAGCCATCTGACCCTCTAGGGCTGATGAGATGTCGTTGTATGTTCTGTACCCATCTGGTTTATAGGCGCTAAATCCTGAATCAAATTGGTCAACCTGAGAAGTGGTTGAAAGATTTGTAATGTTGACGACACCATTACCAGTCACTGTAGCACGTATATCATATTGGGTTCCGAAATATCCACGGGTATTAAAAAACATGAGGCGGGCTGAGTACTGGTCGTCACCTATCCGGTTGACGTAAAGTGTTTCGATCGGAACCATATCAGGTTCTGTTTTCTGGACAGCCTCGATGATGACCTCGATGATGTCAGGGGATACGGCCTGGCGTCTGACTGTCGAATCGTACGAGGCACTGGCTGGCTTCCATAACAGAAGAACCACAAAGGCGACTACAATTAGGACAACCCAGATTTCCATTACTAAAGCGCGCGAAAAATATTGGACTAAAAAATAGGCTATTTACAGGATGGCTCTTCTGGTATACTCGGATCGCTGCCAGTACAGTGCCGACATATTGACATACATCAGGACCCAACCAGCCCTGCTTGAAATTGTACGATTTCATAACGTGACTGAACTCGGCGTCCCTTCAAAGAAAATCACCCGAGTTCCCACACTTGTTACCAATGAAGGTAAGATGTACGTGGGTTCAGAGGTTAAGACATGGCTTGAGCAAATGGCCCCGTGCGATTTTGATTGCTGGGACGCCTCAGGTGGTTACTGTGCAAATTTAGATGGGTCTGATATACCTACGCATTTTGAGTTTGACATGTACGGCAAACCACTCCAGCCCACCCTGACCCCTGAATTAGAAAGTAAAATTGGTAAAAATGTTAACGACGCTTATCAGGACAGAAGCGGCACTTAAAGGTCAGACGTTAAACAAAAATAATGTACCTGAAAACAATTCAGGCATCGGCCGTCAAGGCGGTGTTCGAAGTTCTTAAAGACATAATAAATGATGTGAACGTATACTTCACGGGGGACGGTGTCCGTATCCTGACGCTTGATACGGCCCGCGTAACAATGGTTCACATGTTTTTGAATGCTGAAAATTTTGAAGAGTATGAATGCGTAACAGAGGTGTCTGCTGGTATGAACATGTCGAACGTGTACAAGCTTCTAAAGTCCGTGTCAGGCGCCGACACATTGAGTATGCGAGTAGAAGGCCGGGACTTTTTGGAGATGGAGATCCAAAATCCAGCTAAAAAGACTTCGACCAAATTTAAATTGAAATTGATGGACATCAACGAGGATATCCTCGAGGTCCCTGACATTGAAATGAACGTCATCACCACCCTGCCATCGATCGATTTTCAGAAAATTGCACGCGACATGGGCAACCTGTCGACCGATATGGAAATCATCAGAGACGCAGAGACCCTCGTACTCAGCTGTCAGGGTGATTTCGCTGACCAGAAGACAGTTATCGAATATCCTGAAAATGTCACCCGTACTGGGGGGATCTATAGTCTCAAGTACATCAACTTGTTTACAAAAGCGACCAGCATGAGCTCGAGCGTTCAGCTCATGCAGGACAATACGCGCGAAGAGATGCCAATCATCTTTCGGTACACAATTGCAAACTTGGGTGACCTGAGGTTCTACCTCGCGCCTAAGATGGACTGATAGCTAGGTTCGCGTTCGATTACCCACACCTTTACAAAATAGACTAAAATTTTGAAATGTGGTACAAATACAAATTTAACCTGAGGGATCCAATGGTGTTCGAACCCTATAAAGTCAAAGAAATTGTCTTTGAAATTTTGCATATAAAAGAATAAACTATTAGTTTCTTTAATGGAAGCCAGATTTAATACGCGAATAAAGGAGTGTCAGTCTGATGAAGAACTCTATTCTTATTTACTCGAGTGTATACCTATCATAAGGGAATATACCCAAGAGGCTGAAACTATAGAACAGACGAGTAATATCATGGGGCTGAAAGTGGCTTCGCGCAAAGGTGTCCAACGCAAGGACATATATAATAAGTACATGTCTACAATTGAAAATCAGACTATGGAACCGCAGATCAAAATGGAGTACGAACACCAGCCGTGTAAAGGATGTGGCAAGAAGTATCAGGCAATTCACGACGACACCACGTCAGAGGACGTCTGTACGAACTGTGGTTACTCAGAGTACATTCTAGGGGAGGAACTTGGCTTCAAAGAGGAACAGGAAATGGACAAGAACGTCGTGTACTCGTACAAACGTGACAATCACTTCAATGAATGGATCAGTCAGTTTCAGGCAAAAGAAAGCACGAGTGTACCGGATGAAGTCATTACCCAATTACAAAATGAATTTAAGAAGCAGAAAATTAAGGACCTTAGTGAAATCACCCATGAAAAGGTGAAAGCTCTTTTGAAGAAATTAGACAAGTCCAAATACTACGAGCACGTGCCATACATCACGACTATGCTAAACGGGATCAAGCCCCCGACAATGACACAGGCTCTGGAAGACAAGCTCCGTATTATGTTTTACAAAATTCAAAAACCGTTCGAAAAACATAAGCCGGCTAAACGCAAGAATTTCCTTTCTTATTCGTATACCCTTTACAAATTGTGTGAACTCCTCGGTGAGGATGACTACTTACCATGTTTTCCTCTTCTCAAATCGAAAGAGAAATTATACGCCCAAGATGCCATGTGGCAAAAGATTTGCCAAGAACTCAAATGGGAATATATCAAGACAACCTAGATACATATTCGTATTCCAAATTACCACCCTTGTCAGGAAAGTTTATGAGCATACCTTCGAAAATTCCAGTGAGCCTCATGTAATTTCTAATTTGATTTCTAAATTGATCCGACAAACGACTTGTCGACTTCAATTCAACAATCAAATTTCCTTCAATTATAAGATCTGATCTGAGATTTCCAATATTGTGATCTTCGTATGAAATGGGGAGGATGCGCTCGGTTTCATACTTGATGCCACGCTTGCGCAAGGCTACCTCGAACGCGTTATGGTATACACGTTCAGAATATCCAGGGCCTAATTCATCCCATATATGCTGGGCAATGAGTTCCATTACATTTTTTTATGTTCTTTTGTTTAAAGCATTTACACGAAAAAAATGTTTTGTACAAGTAATGAGATCCGTGAGGACAGGGAGCCGGACGTTGAAGTCGCCGACCCGTTTAAACGGCACGACACTACCGACACCAAGGCGGTCTCTCGCACCACTCGCCGAGATTTTAGAGCAAGGACCTCAACCGGTAAGAAATAATAAAGCAGCCTCTGCTCGTAAAAAGCGCAAGAATATCCTTTCAGCTAAACGCAGTAATTTAACCGCGAACCAGAATTCAATTCTTAAAAACTATCTCATAGGTCTTGGTCCGAGTGTCATTAATTTAGGACTTAAACAGCCATTTAGTACTTACAATTATTCACAATTACCCGCCAGCCTCAAAAGAAATTTATACTTGCAGTACACGCGAGGCCTTGGACCAATACGGTTACCCGGATCCATGAATGTAAAAAGGAAAACTAATTTCTCAAGTTTGGAGAAAGCTGGACTTTTCGCCGCCGGGGTTATAACTGGTGAAGGTAATATCACAAAAGAGGCTCTTGCTGCATACAAAAAGAATGGCGCTAAGGAAGCTGCACTCACCGCAGGTTCGATGTATGCTCAAAAATACCCAAACAAGGTTAATAATGTCATGAATAAAGTAAAAAACGTACTAGGTACAAATAGGAATGCATATTTCAATAGTATATCTAACCTTCTAAAACAAAGTGCGGAATTCAGAAATATACCCAATTACCAACGAAATTTAAAGAATGCAGGTCTTCTCGCATTTTCAAATTATATGGCGGAACAAATTGGATATACTAATAATTCCAACACCCGAAAAATTGATGCGATTATAAGAAAATTAATGTCTCTGAAACAGACTATAATTAACAAACCTAATTCAAAGAATAAATTCAATTACGGATATGAAATGGGCCGGCTACTCGGTGACCTCATCACGTCTTATAGCAAATTACCAGCTGGAAGTGGCCGGTACAAGAATGTAGGAAATGGGGCCCTCGCCGGCGTTCTCGAGCATACTGTCGGTAAGAACACTTCAAATGCCGTGAGAAGAGTTATAGTATTGTACAGAGATCCTACGAAACAAAATGTCTTGAGACAAAATTTACAAAGGCTTGTTTCGTATGGAACGCCCGCTGTAAAAGCAGGCGTCAGGGCATGGGCCGGTAATTTACCAGGTGCAACTAAAGAGGTATTTTTACCCACGTCACAATATCAACAGCAGTTTATGGCGCTGAACAAGGGCCCTAACGCGGTGGCCGCCAGTTACATACAAGGCGAGCTGCTCGGAGCTGCCGGTACTGCACTCACGGGGCCTGCAAAACAGCTTGCCATGCGGTTATTGAAGAATTACATCGAAACGCGCGCTCCACTCAATGGGGAAACTCCAAACCGTTTTAGAAATAGAATGAAAAAACTGGCGATTGAAGCAGCCAGTGCAGCAGTGATCCCCGTGGGGAGGCGCGTGGCCGGTCCTCTACTTACGGCGCAGCGTGTCGCGACGAATAAGTATTACAATTTAAAAACTAGAATGGGGTACTGAAATTTCTACATGAACTTTTCCCGAACCCAATTACGATCACGAATGTAGGTGCGTGACGCGGTTGGCAAGGTACGCTTCGTCAGAGTGCCGATAGCATGAAGACGGCGGAAGATCGCCAGTGGTTCCTCGCGCCCTTTCTTGATGGCCATAGTGAGCGCGCGGTGGCGTGCCGTCATGCTCTCCACTGGGTGGTAACCATACTTGGTAAGCATTCCCCCTTTCAATTTGCCAATTAGCTTGGGCCCCTTACCTGCCGCACCCACGTCTGGGATGGGGGTCGGCCTGACCCGGATTTTCTTGCCGTTGCGGATAGCCGTGTATCCGGCTCTCAGAATTGCTCGCATTTTAATATCTAAATAGAAATTTGTTGAGAATGTCCAGTGATGAACATTTTCAGTTTGGCCTCATTTTCTGTCCCGAAATCGAACACGTCGGTATTACCGAGGTCGACATGAATAGTCGGGACAGAATATACATAACGCAATTTCAAAACAGACCATAGAATTGACAGACCGTAACTCTTCAGATCCTTGACGAGCGTGGGACGAGACCATGCGAGTTTCAAAGCAAGGACGTCCTTGTGTTCCTTATCTATAAACGGCCCACACGGGCAGTCCTCTGCCGCACCGCCATCGACGTAGTGCCATTCATTGAATTTAGAAGCAGAAAACAGAAATGGAAGAGCGATTGACATGCATACCGCGTCGAGCACACTCATATTAGGTGTCCGGTCGACAGAAAAGTAATCAGTTTTCATCAAGTCTACACAATAGGCTGACACGTGGAATTTAATTCTTGAATGTGCAAACAATTCTATAAACGTGATGTCATCTTTTCCGAGATATTTGAGACACGCCTTGCTCAGTTGGGCCCGCACCTTTGAAACGGGAACAAGGCCGTAATTGGTCAACAGACTTTTAAGATTAGGTTTCATAACCTGTTTCACGGGAACATTGATTGCAAAATCCAGAATTTCTGGAATATTTCCTTTGGTCGCGAGAAACATGAATCCAATGATGCTCCCCGCTGATGATCCTGATATTTCACAGAGATCATTGAGAGCACCGAGATGTTTTAATTTCGAAATAACGCCTAAATATACAAATAGACCCATGGCTCCTGGACCTATCGCAAGGTATTTCATATCTAATAGTACTTGGAAAACTTGGTGCGCAATAAAGCGAACACGACAGCGAACACGAGGGCGTGGACCGCAACTGGCAGAGGGCCGGTCTGGCGGCTCATCCAGATGCCACCAGACTTGGGTGGCAGGGTCAGCAGCACACCTGGGCTGAGCAGGATAAAGAGGACGGCCGGCACAATCAGGTCAGCTGGCTTCATGGTCACACCGAGCACCTTGGTGCCGATGAACCAGTAGACCAGGGACAGAACAACTGCGTGGATCAGGA